AGAGAGGCAACGGAACTGCCTCAGACTTTGCTCCAAGTCAACCAACCAGAGCGTATGAGATGACAGGAGTTATAGCAGCAATACCGGACAGGAGAATATCACAGAAGATTGCACAGAAGTTTGGTGTAACAGTTGAGTTCTCTCCGGAAGGTAAGATAGTAAAACACCACTACCCTTACTACGATAAGGACAGTAACAAGCCTACAGGGTCAAAGGTCAGGCAGGTAGAAACTAAAGGATTCTACGCCACTGGTAACTTTGATAACGTAGGATTGTTTGGACAGCAGGCAAGCAGGGACGGTGGGAAGTACATCACCATCACGGAAGGCGAAGCGGATGCCTTAGCAGTTAGTGAGATGTTCGACGGTAAATGGCCTGTAGTGTCTATTAGGTCAGGCGCAGCGGCTGCAGCTAAGGACATCAAAGCCAACTTAGATTGGTTAGAAACCTTTGATAACATTATTATCTGTTTTGATAATGATAAGGCAGGACAGGAGGCAGCTCAGTCAGTGCTTGGTTTGTTCACACCTAACAAAGCTAAGAACGTAGTTCTGCCCTTGAAGGACGCAGGGGATATGTTGAAGGCAAACAAGGTCAGAGACTTTACTGACGCTTGGTGGGACGCTAAAGCCTACAGGCCGGACGGCATTGTCTCAGGTTTGGATACATGGGATATGCTACAGGAACAGAAGGACGTGAAGTCCATTCCGTATCCTTGGACTTGTCTCAATGATTACACCCACGGCTTTAGACGTAAGGAGCTAGTGACGATAACCTCAGGCTCAGGCATGGGTAAGTCACAGATAATGAGAGAGTTAGAGCATTACCTGCTACAGCAAACCGAGGACAACATCGGTATCCTAGCATTGGAGGAAGACGTACCTAAGACTACGCTTGGTATTATGTCTATTGAGGCTAACAAGCAGCTACACCTACCGGAGGTCAGAGGTGCGCTTGTGGAAGGAGAGGAACGAGGATACTGGGAGAAGACATTCGGCTTAGGCCGTGTTCAGTTACTCGACCACTTCGGCAGTACCAGTGAGGATGACCTGCTAGGACGCATCAGGTACATGGCTAAAGGATTAGACTGTAAATGGATTATCCTTGACCACCTCAGTATCGTAGTGAGTGACCAGAGCCACGGTGACGAGCGTAAGGCAATCGACAGCATTATGACCAACCTACGTAAGATAGTGCAGGAGACAGGCATCGGGTTGTTCTTAGTGTCACACCTGCGGAGGCCATCAGGACAGAAGGCTCACGAGGACGGTGGTAAGATTAGCTTAGGAGAGCTTAGAGGGTCAGCAGCTATTGCTCAACTGAGTGACATGGTGATTGGCTTAGAACGTGACCAACAGCACATTGACCCTGACACACGGAACACTACGTGCGTAAGAGTCCTAAAGAATAGGTTTGTTGGACTTACAGGTGCTGCCTGCTACCTTTATTACGATAAGGACTCAGGCCGTATGATTGAAACAGCCTGCCCCACTGAAGGTGACGCGGAGTTCTAATGAAGCAGATAGTCTTTGATATTGAAGCTAATGGCCTAAACCCTGATACGGTTTGGTGCATTATAGCCTACGAGAGAGAGGCTAAGGAGTACATTGAGTGGTCAGGGGATACCCTACCTAACTTCAAGGACTGGGTTAAGGAGCAGGACGAGCTAGAGGTTATCGGTCACAACATCATCGGCTACGACATACCAGTGTTGGAGAGACTATTAAAGGTAGACTTTAGTAAGTGCAAAGTAACTGACACGTTAGTTATGTCCCGACTAGCGGAACCCTCGCGCTTAGGTGGTCATAGTTTGGAGAACTGGGGTCAGCTACTACATCAACCGAAAGGAGAACACAGTGATTGGCTTAATTTTTCGCAGGATATGGTGGAGTATTGTAAGCAAGATGTTAGGGTTAATGAATTGGTGTACCAGAGGCTACTTCGTGACCTTAGGGATTTTGGAACTGAAAGCGTTATGTTGGAAGGTCAGGTACAAAGGATTATTAGCAAGCAGATTGAGAACGGATGGCTTCTAAACCAGAGAGCAGCCTTTAACCTGTTAGGAGAACTGAAGGAAAAGAAGTTCGACTTAGAGGATAAGGTACACGAGAAGTTCAAACCACTACCTACATTCGTTAAAGAGATAACACCCAAGGTTAAGAAGGACGGAACTTACTCAGTAGTAGGCTTAAAGTTCTTAGGTGACCAATGGGAGATAGCAGTAGCACCATTTAGCAGACTGGATTATCCAGAGTTTAACTTAGGCTCACGTCAACAGATAGGACGTTACCTAAAGTACTTCGGATGGCAACCAGAGACTTTCACTGACAAAGGGCAGCCAATCGTTGACGAAGGCGTTCTTAGCAAGGTGAAGGGTATACCGGAAGCGGAGCTTATTGGTGAGTACCTGATGATACAGAAGCGTATCGCACAGGTGCAGAGTTGGTTGGACGCTGTTAAGGATGACGGTAGGGTACATGGTTACGTGAATGCCAACGGAGCAGTAACCGGACGTATGACACACTCCAGTCCAAACATGGGACAGGTTCCGGCAGGTTATTCGCCCTACGGTAAAGAGTGTCGTGCAGTATGGGTTGTACCGGAAGGTTACAAGTTGGTAGGTATGGACGCAAGCGGCTTAGAGTTACGTATGCTTGCACACTACATGAACGATAAGGACTACACTAATGAAATTCTCACGGGAGATATTCACACGGCAAACCAGTTGGCTGCAGGCCTTGACACTCGAAGTCAAGCAAAGACTTTCATCTACGCTTTTCTGTACGGTGCAGGAGATGCGAAAATCGGAAGTATCGTCGGTGGAACTGCACGAGATGGTAGACGACTTAAGGCAAAGTTCCTCAAAAATACGCCTGCTCTTGGAGCATTACGAGAACGAGTTGTTGTGGCTGCAGGAAGAGGCTTTGTTTTTGGACTCGATAGAAGGAAAGTTTCCATTCGTTCCGAACACGCGGCATTGAACTCACTCTTACAAAGCGCAGGTGCAATCATTATGAAAAAAGCACTGTGCATTCTAGATGAGTACGCTACCCTACATAAGATTAACTATAAGATAATAGGAAACATCCACGATGAAATCCAGACGGAGGTCGCAACAAAGGACGCAGAAAGGTTTGGCAGACTGGCAACGGCTAGTATTGAAGCCGCAGGCTTGCACTACGAACTTAACTGCCCTCTCGCAGGAGAGTATCAAATTGGCGACAACTGGTCAGAAACTCACTAATGAGGTAATAAACGATGGCTTATAATAGACATTTAGAAGACAGAACACGAATGAGAGTAAACGGTAAGCAGATTAGAGTGGGCAATCCTGACCATCCTTACCATGAGATGTACAAGCAGCACGGACTACAGGCAGTTATTATGGCTATGGGTTTGATTGAGCTTAAGCCAACGGAACCTGAGGAAGAACAGTTCCCTTGGATAAGTGTTGTGTTTGGCATAGCGCTTGTTAGTTTGATTATTGGACTGTCAGTAGGGAGTCAGTAATGAAGCCTGCCAAAGCTGATAGGAAGAAGTTTGACTTAGACTTAGCATACGGTGAGGTACGGGAAGACAAGATTGCCGATATGTTACAGAACAAAAAGATTGAGGTTAAGTCAGAGAAGGATATGTGGCAGAAGACTGGTAACATCTGCATCGAGTACCAGTCGTGGGGTAAGCCTTCGGGCATTGAAGCTACTGAGTCTGACTACTGGTTCCATAACCTGTGCGTAGGGGAAGAGGAATACTGCACCTTAGTCTTTGACACAACGGTGTTGAGGAAGATTATTGCAGCTAACAAGTTCCGCTCAGTATCAGGTGGTGATAACAACGCAAGCAGGATGCACCTGATTCCATTAAAGAAGCTGTTTGATATGAACTCGATACAAGCGTTCAAGGACTTAGACAATGAAGACGACTGATACAGTAGTAGCAGACATCTACAAGATGATGGAGACTAAGGACGCTGACCCTAACGTGGACGTAGAGGCAGAGATTGAGAAGTTCGGTGAAGGTGTTAAAGAGCTAATGCGTACTGAGTTCGGCAGGGAGAAGCGACAGGACAAACGGACGCTTAGGTTGTCTAACATTGGACGCACTGACCGATACCTTTGGAATGTAGTAGCAGGTACTGAGAAGGAAGAGATAGAGCCACACACGTACGTTAAGTTTATGTATGGACATCTAGTTGAAGAGATGCTGTTATTCTTAACACGTATGGCGGGACACACAGTCACAGACGAGCAGAAGCAGTGCGAAGTGAATGGCATTCGCGGCTCTATGGACTGTAAGATTGACGGAGTAGTTACGGACGTTAAGTCAGCCAGTGCCTTCGGCTTTAAGAAGTTTAAGGAAGGTAAGCTGCTACATGACGACCCTTTCGGTTACGTTGACCAGATTAAAGCCTACGCTCACTCAGAGGGAGAGACGGAGATTGGTTGGCTTGCTATGGACAAGACTAATGGACACCTTACGTTCCTGAAGTACGACATGGCTGACCCTAAGGTTAAGGCTGCTATGGACTTCGACGGTACGATAACTGAAAGAGTTGACCACCTGAAGGAGATGGTAAAAAAGCCAGAGCCTGACTACTACTGTCATCAACCTAAGCCAGATGGTAAGTCAGGTAACTTGGAACTAGCAATCGGCTGCTCCTACTGCCAATACAAAAAGCACTGTTATCCGGAGCTAAGGTTGTTTAACTACTCCTACAAGCCTAAGTACTTGTGTAAGGTAGTTAAGGAACCAAACGTACAGGAGCTGAAAATCAAATGAGTAAGTTAAAATTCAGGTCAGGCTTAGAGTCAGCTATACATGAGAAGTTAAACGATACCTTTCTTTACGAACCATACAGGCTTCCCTACACTATACACAGGAAGTACGTACCGGACTTTGTACACGAAGAGAAGGCAATACTAATCGAGGCTAAGGGATACTTCAGGGTAGGCGACACACAAAAGTACACCGCCATCCGAGACTCAATGCCAGAATGGGAGTTAGTGTTTGTCCTCTCCGACCCTACCAAGAAGGTACGTAAGGGAAGCAAGCTAACAATGGGACAGTGGTGCGAGAAGCAAGGCTTTAAGTGCTACACTGTTAAGACAATAGATAAGTTAATAGAGTATGTGGGAGCTAAAGATGTCGTTTGAAGAATACAAGGAAGCGTTCCTACGTGACCACGACGAGATAATGATACTGGAAGTGCTAGAGATTAACGGTGAGGAACTGTTGGAAGCATTTGAAGATAGACTGATTAGACACAGAGAGGTACTTGGCGATGAGTATTAATGAAGCAACACCAGAGATGTGGAACAAACTACAGGAAAAATACAAAGCCATGGTAACCGAAGAACTAGACGAAGAAATAGATGTGGTGAATAACCCACAACACTACAACACTGGTAACATAGAATGTATCGAAGCCATCCAAGAGTCTATGTCACCGGAAGCGTTCAAAGGATACCTAAAGGGCAACACCATGAAGTACCTGTGGCGCTACGACTACAAAGGTAAAGCCTCAGAGGACTTACAGAAAGCAGGTTGGTATTTGAACAAACTTATTAAGGAGGTGTCGTAATGGCGATTAATGGTGCAACTTGGAAAATAATCAGTGTAACTAATGCGATACAGGAGTTAGCGTGGTTACTAGGAGTCGATGTAGATTATAACGACGTTCTTACTTCTCTTCAGGTCTCCGGCCTTATTTCCCCAAAACTAGCGAGTGACGTAGATGAAATTAACTTCTATGTACATCATAAGTACGGTGATGATGATTACATCGAGGAAGAACACTTAGGTTGTCAGAACTTTCCTGTTTGTGACACAGAAGGTTGTGGAGGGGGTAAATAATGGCACACGGCATGACACATGGTGGTAAGGGTTCAGGGGTCAGACCTACTGACAAGAAGAAGTTTGAGAACAACTTCGATGCTATCTTCGGTAAGCAGAAGAACAAAGACAAACAAGATAAGGAGAAGAAACAAGATGACAACACAAAGACCAGTTAGGTACGAGTTCATCGCTCACCCTTATGATTGTGAGTTAGGCTCTTCTCCAAACACCACACTTAGTTTAGTCATACACGACAGAGACATTTCATTACCAGAGATGTACGAACAATTTGAATATTTTTTAAAGGCCGCAGGCTATAACCCAACAAGGGAAGAAGATTAATGGATAAGTACCAACAGTTTATACACAAGTCACGTTACGCACGTTGGATGAAGGAAGAAGGTCGTCGTGAGACGTGGGAAGAAACAGTACAACGATATGTCGATTTCTGGACAGAACGTGGACAGATTGACAGCAAGGTGGCTAAGAAACTGTACAACTCTATCCTCAACCTAGAGGTCATGCCATCAATGCGCTGCCTTATGACAGCAGGTGTGGCCTTAGACAAGGACAACGTAGCAGGCTTTAACTGTAGTTACCTAGCCATTGACTCACCACGTAGCTTTGACGAGCTTATGTACGTGCTTATGTGCGGTACTGGTGTAGGGTTCAGTGTTGAACGTAACTTCATTACCAAGCTACCAGTAGTCGCAGAGTCCTTCCACAAGACTGACAGTGTGATTGTAGTAGGTGACAGTAAGGTAGGTTGGGCATCAGCGTTCCGTGAGCTTATCGCTATGCTGTACGCAGGTAAGATACCTAAGTGGGATATGTCCGGTGTACGACCCGCAGGTGCAAGACTAGAGACATTCGGTGGTCGAGCATCAGGGGCGCAACCCTTGGATGACTTGTTCCACTTCTGTGTTGATGTCTTCCGTAAGGCAGAGGGACGCAAGCTGACATCCATTGAGTGTCACGATGTAGTGTGTAAGGTAGCTGACATTGTAGTCGTAGGTGGCGTTAGACGCTCAGCACTAATCAGCCTCTCCAACTTGTCAGACGGACGGATGGCTAAGGCTAAGTCAGGTGCATGGTGGGAGAACGACGGACACCGTAGACTGGCTAACAACAGCGTAGCGTACACAGAGAAGCCAGACTTCCAAGCGTTCCTCAATGAGATGCAGACACTATATGAGTCTAAGTCAGGTGAACGTGGTTTGTTTAGTCGTGTAGCAGCTCAGAAGATTGCAGCTAGGAATGGTCGTCGTGACCCTAATCAGGACTTCGGCACTAACCCTTGCTC